ATGGCAAACACAAACTTAAAAGCAGATTTCCGTCGCGCCACAAAGGACGGAACGTACCCCGTGAAAATTAGCATCGGCTACGGCACGGGCATGTATCTTTCTACCGGCATTCACGTTTTACCCGAAGAATGGGACGAGCACGCCACGATGTGCATCGGCAAACAAGCCCGCCAAAAGAACGCCGCCTTACAAGCGATTATCGCGCGAGTTCGCACACGGCTGTTTGAGCTCTTGGAGCGTGGAATGCTGTACCGGCTCAACAACTCGGAACTCCGACAAATGTTAGAAAACTTAGAACTTGATAGCCCGTTAAATAAGACGGTCGGTTTTGTAGAGTTTTTCGAGCGGGTGGCCGACTCTAAGAAGAAAAAGAACACGACTGCCACCTTTGAAAGTTATATGCAAGCTCTCAGCAGCCTGCGTCGATTTAGGGATTTGAAGCATCTGCAATTTGAAGACGTTACGACGAATTGGTTGCGCGAGTACGTCTTGTTTTTGCAATCAGACGGGGTGTGCGCCAATACGCAACGAACCTACTTGTGCAAGCTTCGCCACGTTATCAATGTCGCCTACGACGAAGAACTAATTAAAACCGACCCCTTCCGGCGGTTCAGATTCCCCAAGGCAGAAGAAACAAGAAAACGAGCGCTCCCGGTTGAGTCTTTTAAGCGATTGTTTGGGGTCGATGGGAAAAAGACAGACAAGACGGCACGCGACCTGTTCTTGCTTTCTTTTTGCCTCATCGGGATAAACCCGCGCGACCTCTACAATATCAAACCGACCGACATCGTAGGGGGGCGACTTCAATACAAGCGAGCGAAGACGGGACGGCTTTACAGCATCCGCGTTGAACCGGAGACCGCGAATCTCCTCCCCGTTCTCTATGAACTGCAAAAAAGTAATAGTTATCGCAACTTGATGAAGCATGGAGACTATTTGAAAAGGTTCGAAGACGAAGTCGGACTCATCGAACCGGACTTGACTTGGTACTGGGCGCGCCACTCGTGGGCAACGTACGCCGCAGAGCTCGACATCCCCGAAGACACTATCAGCCGTGCACTCGGACACTCTCGTGGGACGGGGGCGGCTGTTACTGCTACCTACATTAAAGCAAACAACGCCAAAGTGGACGAAGCTAACCGGCGTGTAATAGATTTCGCTTTTTATGGTCGACGCTAAACAATGCGCACCGCCACTCAATGCACGAGTGGCGGGGCGTTTTGTTCTGATGCTATCACACCATTTCGAGGATGTCCTCGGAATGGGGAAAGGAAGTGTTATTACAATCTTCGGCGTTTCAATGCGTAGCCTATCAGACCGAACGACAGAACGCTGCAGAGAAGAGCCCACAGCCGCCAGTCGTACCACCACGGGGCGGTTGTCTTCTTCTCTTTGTGTGATTCCGTGGCTCGTGTCGACGCTTGGAGTGAGTCCCCGCGCGAACGCCAAATTGTGTCGTGGCGAACGTGCCAGCGGACGCGGATGCGCTCTTTGACGAGCGTCGAGCCTTCGAGATAGATGCTATCGCGGAGATAGACGCTATCACGGACGGTGCGCAGTTCGCGGAGGGCGTCGCGCTGAACAACGCGGAGGGTGTCGGTGCGCGTGGTGTGGCGTTCTACGCTTCGTGTCGTCGTGCAGCTTGCAAGAAGCGTCAAGACGACGGAGAAACACACCGCGCCAAGCGCAACGAGCAAAAGAAACAGCCAGTCGTTGGGCATCGGAGATGGGGCCTTCTTATTCATTTGATGAAGATTTGAGAGTGAAACGTATTTGCCGGCGCGGTCAATTCTTTCCAATTTCCCGATTTTTGGAAAGAATTGACGCTACACGTTTGAACTTATAAGAAATCCTTGTGAGTTCGTTTTATCGGGATCGGCCGATAATAAGTTCTATTCCTTCGCCCGCGGTTTGTGCAGCGCGTGGGGCGAACTACCGAGAAATTCTCGTCAGTTGGTCGCGGAACGTGTGATGACAAGTTCGATTTTTTCTCCCTCGGCTTGCGCAGCGCGGAGGAAGACAAGCAGGCGTTCCAACGTGGCGCGGCTGTTGAGCACTTTGCCGCGTTCGCGATTTTCGCCGACGAGGATGCAGCCCTCGGTGTCGGCGGCCGTGTTGCCTGCGTGGATCAATACACCGGCGTAGCCTTTCACGCGGAGAAGACGAGGGAGGACACGGCCGAAGCGCGGGGAGCGCGTCTGCATGTCGATGCGATACGTGCCGGTGGGGATGGCGGTCGCGCCCTTCACTTTGAGCGCGGCGATTTCGTCTTCTGTCATGCTTTCGCACAAACCGCGGTCGGTGTCTTCGAGCGTGTCGCAAAAGTATCGGCCGTTGATTTCCATGCGTCCGATGGTGTAGCCCTCCTTCAGGGCGTGGCGTTGAATAAGGATTTGCATTTGTCTGTTGTTTTGGTTGGTTTATACTTCGAGGTAGGCGTCCATGTCGCCGCTTTGCACGTCTTTGATGTACTCGCGTAGATACCAGACGGCCTTCTCGGCATCTTCGGCGGCTTTGCGGCGCGCTCCTTCAAGTGTTCCGTCGTGCTTGTGTCCGCAGCGCCAAATGTATTTAAGGGCGTTGCCGAGGCAAAACGGCATCTTGCGCGCTATGTCGATACATTCCGCGCCGCCGTGATTGTAGTGCGCCGGGTGGTTAACGGTTTCGGTTGTCGTGAACCCGATTTGCCGTTTTGGGGTACATGATACGTCGCTCATGGTCATTGTTTTGTGTTTTCGGGTTCTTGATTTCCTTCGCGTCCCTTCATTTCGCTGAGTGTTTTCGAAAGGAGGTGGCGATAGTGGTGGTCAATTCCGAGGAGAACGCCACAGAACGTAAACAGTTCGCCCGCGGTCGTGATCACCGAGGCGTGTATTTCACCCATGGGAGAGGCGAAGAAGCCCAAGAAGAGCAAAACTACGCCCGAAAGGGCAAGAATAACGGCAAGCCAAATCTGCAGGTCTTTGGCATCGGCCTTGCCGTCGGAGTTGAGATCTAAAATGTTTCTCATAAGTTTATTTTTTAGAGTGGATAAAATGTGCTGTGAGTGCTACCAAGGTTTGAGTAATTCGCCGTGCCACCAGAGGGTCGGGTTGGCATAGTTGCGCCCCTTCATTGTGAAAATCGCGGTTTGTTTGCTTCCGATGGTCAGTCCTCCCACGGTCAGAAACGTGGTCGGGTGGGGTTCCAAATCGTTGAAGACCATAAATTGTGCGCCGTAGTATCGCATGGCTTGACTATCGTCGGGCGTTTCGCTTTCCTTCCCGTTGTTAAGAGGCCCGCCGCCTGTGTTGATGGTCGGCCTCAACGTGCCGAAGTTTCCGCGAAAGATAACATACGTGCCGACGCGAAACGGGTTGAGATAAATCACCCCACGTTCTACCACACCCCCATATTGTTCCCAATTATCGGGCGTGATCACCACCGGCCGCCGGCGTATGAAACCCGCAAAAGTAGCCGTGCCCCCGAAGTAAGCCGTGCCAGTCGAAGCATCGAGATCGAAAGTTGTATTACCATTCGCGTCACGGCCGACGACGTTCTCGACTTGTAGGTTCTCGATAAGGGAGAGTTTGGCCAAAAACAAATCGGTGGCGATGAAGCCTTGGTACATTCCGAGCTCCCACCACTCCGAGTCTGCAGCGGGGGCTTTGTCTGCCGACTTCGTGTGCGGCTGCTTGCATTGGTAGAACTGCACTTGCGCGCCTTGTCGCACTTGCACCACGTCCTGGAACGTCTCGCCCGCGTGTCCGCTCTCAAAGGCCATGCCGTCGGGCAATTTGGCGTAGTCTCCGAACTGTCGCACCACCGCGCCCCGCGCCCCGGGGGCACCGTCTTTCCCTCGCAGGTCATTGCGCGAGGGAGTCCACGGCGTAGGGATCCCGCCCTCTTCGAGTTTCGGCGCACACCACACCACATTTTTGGCAAAGCCTTTGTGCGGTTGCTCTTCACGATGCCACGCGCGCAAAAGAATGAGCGTGTCTTCGGTGGCCTTCGTCTTCGGTGCGGTGAACGTGAGCGAGACGCGCGTCCACTCGTCGGGCTTCACCGTGTTGGGGCGAAAGTGTTCGGTGGGGTTCGGGTAGACAACCAACCACGCATCAGACGCCCCGCGCACATAGACGGAGAAAGTGTAGGTGCGACCGGGGATTAGGCGGCCGATGTTTTGCCACAGTTGCGCATATTCGCCCTGTTTCGTGCCGGGACTGATAGAACAAAGCGCAGGATAACAGCCGGACACGGACGGCGGAAACAAATCAGTATTGGTGCGGCCGCCTAACGGTTCTTCGCCGTATATGCCGATCTTCCAGGCACTCTCTTTGCGCCCCAAGTTTTTGAAGTCCGTATCGTCGAGCAAGTTCGCATTCGGTGTGAGTCCGTCTTTGCCGTCCACACCGCGCAGACGCGTCCACACGTAGTCGTGGTTATCTTGGCTCGCGCGCTCGTCGAAGTCTGCGTAAATGCCGAAGTACGAGAACTCAATTTCACCGCCGCGCCCGAGATCTTCTTCCAAGGTGAAGTCTTTCGCCCCGTCCTCGCTATTCGCGTAGGCAATGTGGATGTAACTATTTCTGCCGCTCAAGCGGCCGTAGGTGATTTTGCCGTTCGCTGCGGTGAGCCGATACCAAAGCACCTCGCCCTCGCGGAGTGTCGGGGGCGCGTCTTGCCACGTTCCCCGAATAGTCGGGGCGGTCGTACCCGATGCGGTGGCAAGTTGTGAGGACGCGGCGAAATCATAAACGGGGCTTTTGCCGTCCGCGCCCGATTCGCCCACCACGCGCAGCGCACCGCCCCACGTTGTGCCGTTGCCCGTACGCATCCACACATCGCCCTCGGCGAAATCGTCGTGCCACGTTCGCGCGTCGGCGCTGTATTGAGCCCGAATGCTCGTGCCGTTCGTGCCATCCTTTCCGTAGTGTCCAATCAGTCGCACCGCGGTTGGGTCGGTCTTTCCGTCGGAATAGACGGTACGTTCATAACTCCAAAGCCACGGTCGCTCCTTCGTCGGAGCTGGTGCGGTGGTCATCCAATCCGTCGTGTTGGGGTTCGGGGTGTTGTTTTCGGCGGTAAGCAGATAAAACGATTCGACACGTTCAATGCCGCGGCCGGGGTCGCCTTTCTCGCCCTTCTTGTCCTTCTCCGACAAGCACCACGGCGTGGCGAACTCGCCCGTCTCCATCTTCGGGTGGCAAATGTCCAGATAGTTTCCTTCGCTTTTCAACAATTTGAAAAACGTCCACAAGGTCTTCGGCAAATCATCTTCCGGTGCATCGTAGAACACGCTCAAAGAATAAGTTGTCCATGTGTCGGTAAGAGGAAAAGAGAGAATGAGCTGCTTCCCCCAGACTTGTAAAACCCCGTTTCGCTTAATACGTGGGAAAAAGTATTGTTGCTTTCCCCCCATTGGATAACAAGCAAAATATGCATTGCCGCTACCTCGACATTTGAAAGAGAACGTGTACCACGTACCCCGGGGATAAAGATCTCCGAATTTTTCCCAACATACGTGCGAATATCGCTCTTCACCGTTCCCATCTACATGGAAATAGTTATCGCGATCAATGCCACCGGGCAAAATTCTTGCATAGGTCTTCCCATCTAAATACCCCTTGGTGAAGTGTGGGCGCGTCACGTAATCCGTGCAGTGCCATAGATTCGGATTCGCCGCTGGTGTTGCCATTTTATCGTTTTCGGATAAGCACCACGGGGTCGCCGTTTCGCCTTCCTCTAACTTCAAAGCGGAAAAGTAGGTTTTTGCGTTATGATCCATACAACGCAGCATAATCCTCACCGCTTCGGGTATGGTGTCCGGGGTCGTGAACGTATAAGCGTACCGCGTCCACTTATTCGGATCGGCATTCGTGCAAGGGGTATTTCGATTTGTGGAAGCAGAAAGAAACCAAAACACCAATACCCCCGGTGCGCCTTTTGAATAGACCGAAAGCGTGTAGGTCGTATTAGGGCGCAACAAACTTGCGATATACAAGATACCTTGTATCCACGTTTCGTTTTTATGTGCGCCTACGGCTTGTGCCAAAGGGTGCACCTTGTCTTCTTGCGACTGATTGAAAGCAAAGCGCTCGAAGTCTTTCCAATTTCGCACCTCCTCCATATTCCGAAAGCTCGTGCCGTCGATAAGGTTTGCCCCCGTCGGCGGCGCGTTCTTACCCGCGTCGCCGGGGCGGCCGTCCTTCGGCTTAGCTTGAATGAGCGTCCAGTGCGTCGACTGCGCCGCAGGGGCGGTGTTGCCGTTGCCGCCGCGTGCCAATTCGTAGAGCGCGCCGTCGTGCCAAACGCGCGAAATCTCGAAAGCCCCCGTTTCGGGGTTCTGCTGCTCGTAGAAGTAGCGCGACGAAGCCGACCACAAACCGCGGTCGACACGCTCAGCAAGAGGACGCCCCGCGGGCGTGTAGCGAAGAATGTTTTGCGTAATGATGCCGCGAGCAAACACGTAGTCCGAAGCGTCGGCCACGGCCGCGCCGAAATGTTCGCGCAACCACGCGGGCAACTTGCCCACCACAAAGCCGTCGGACTGCGCGCCGTAGACAATCGGGGCGGATACCTTCACGCGCCGCACGATGCGGCCGTCGGTGGCACTTTCCATAATGTGGCTCTGGCGCTCCGGGTCGGTCGTGTTGCCCCAGCGCGCCAAGCGCATCAGTGCAATGGGCGGCGCGTTGCGGCCTTCGGGCGTTTGGTTGTCGGCATAAAGGCTCGCAGTGAGTGTCCCCGCCTTGGCGTCCACTGCCTCAACACGCAACCACGAGGTGCGAATTTCGGCCGCGCCGCCCGATGTTCCTATACCATTGTAAGCACCGCGCAGAATGTCACCGGCACGGAAACCGGTCACGTCACCTTGAAAGCGCTCTTGCAGCACCACCTTCCAACGGCCGTCGGCTTGTCGTGCCGCGCTTTTCACCAATCCGTTCTCGGTGTGGAAAACGTCGCCTTCGCTCAATGCGATGCGGTTAATCTGATATTCGGCCGCGCGAAAGAAGCCGCGTACCGCCATGCTTTGAAATTCTGCGTTTCCCGTCGCGTCGATGCGCGCTCCCGCGCCGGTGTTGAGCCCGTCGGAATAGTTCGGCGTGCGCAGCGTTTCGGCTTCCGTGGCGCGTTGGGCTTGCTCTGCACGTGCAGCCGTCGCAGCTGTCGCGGCGTGGTCTGCTATTTGCGCACTTTGCGCCCTCGTCGCGGTGGCGGCTGTATTGGCACGCTCCGCTGTCGTGGCATTCGTCGCGGTGGCGGCATGGGTGGCCTCATCGGCGCGAGTGGCAGCGGTGGCACGGTCGGCGGTGGTCGCATGTTCGGCCGTCTTTGCCGTAGCGGCTCGCGCAGCCTCATCGGCGCGAAGCGCGTGTGCGGCCTCGTCGGCCGTATTGGCATGTGAAGCGCGTTGCGCGTTGCCGGCGGTGGCACTTTCGATGATGGCCGATGCGCCGCCGGAGGTCAGCCCCGTGCCGTCGCGGCGCGCCTTGCTGCGAGGGCGTGCCGGTGTGGTGGCGGTGGTCACGGTGTAGGTTTTCTTTTGGTCTGCCATAGTTATATATTTTCTTCGGATTCCACGGCTTTATAAATGTCGGGGGTCAATTCTACGACGGTCACATCTCCGCAGTCTTCGATGAGGTCTTGGCGTTCCTCGACCACGATGAAGCGCGCCGCGCCTTGGTTGGCTTCAGTGCGTGGCGCCAATGCGCCGTCGTAGATGTAAGCCTCCCCGCTTAGTTTGGTGTGCCGTGTGGCATATTGTGAGTAAAGCGAGTTAATAAAGAGTTGTTCGGGGCGGTCTGTCACACCGGCGCGCATCATATCGCGGTCGCCGATGGCGCAATTTCGCAACGCGTCGAGATACAACCCACGGCAAAGCGGTTCGCCTTCCACGTCGTGGGGGAGCGTGCCGCATTTCGTTTCGATGGCGAGTTCTTCTTTCGCATCGGGGTGCAGCGTGGCACGATACTCCACATCGGGCACATCGGGCGCGGCGCAATCGCCCCACGAGCGCACGATTTCCAAGTCGGGGGCTTTCACGGCAAACCATTGCAGCGCCGCGGGAGGTGGATCGCTTGCTGTGGGCGAGGCGCTGTAAGGGTACACCCTCAACTCGTTGAAAACCGTAACCGACACCCACCCGCCGTCAACAGGGTACGGAATGAGTTCGCCGTCGGGCAGGTTATTTTCGCGGTCGTATTGATGAGTTTGGCTGTTGTTGTGAAGCCCCCCCGTCGCGTCGTTGGGTTGCCCTATGTTATTGCGATTGGTGCGCCAGCCGCCCAGCGCGGAGTGTTTGGAGGGATCGGACTTGTCGAAGTAGGCCAACAAGCAGCGAGTTGGTTCATTCCGCCACGTTCTTTTTACTCGATTGTTTGCCGTCCGCTCATCGAGTTCGTTTGTTGTGGGGTTTTCTCTTATAATTCTGTGGTCGTTGTCAAAATACCACAGTTTTTTTTCGGAAGCATCCCAGCATTCCACCTCCGCCGAAAGAAACGCCCACCCGAACGACTTGTCCATTTCATCTCGCGCAGCCTTGTCGGCTGACTTTTCTATTGGCGTGCCGATGGGACACAAAGCACGGTCGGCCAAAACCGACACACGAAGCCGCAAACAATACAAAGCAGGGTTCGAGATCTTCGGGAGATAAATACTCCGCGTGGTGTAAATCGCGCCGGCATCGCCTTTGGGCAATACCCCCGCGCCGTATCGCGGCCTATCTGTCACCGTTTGCGGCGCTTTCACGCAATAGGCCGTAGCCTCATCGCCTTCGCTTATCGGTAAGAAACGACATAATCGGGCGTTGTTGCCGTACTGCTTGTTGGGATTATCGGCGAGCCCAAGCAAAAAAGCGGGGTCGTATGTCTTGTATTCGCCCACCTGTCGACCTTTCCCGAAATAGTTTGCCGAGGTGATGTAAAAGCGTTGCTCAGAAAAGAACAAATACGTATCGGGATACGGCCAATCTCGAGACATTCCCCAGTCGCGCCCCACGTTCAGTGCGCTCCACACCTTGTGCAGCGGGCGGGGGAATTTCAACTCATCGCTCGAGAGCAGTTTGTTCGATGCGTAGGGCGAAAAGGAAATGCGCACATTGTTTGCCACGCTGTCGACGCTTAGCGTTTGACTGTCGGCACTCCACACCACCGGTGGGGCGGTTGGCGCGCTGTGCAAGCCGTGCAAATCGTAGAGCCACAAGCGGCCGACGCGCTGCACCACGCGCAACCCCAACGGCTGCAACAAACTTTCAATCGCTTCGCTAAGCGTGGCGGCCTTTCGGTCTTCATCGAAGAAGTTTTCAGGCGAACAGCCCAGCCACTTTGCCACTCCACCGCCGACGGGGCGCGTAGAAGCGACCGCCGTGAGGCTTTCGTCCAACGAAAGAGCAAGCCCCGCGCGCTCAATGGCGAAGCCCAACAGCTCGCCGATGGTTTGCACGTTGCGGTTGGCGCGCAGTGAAGCCGTGGAATACTTGAGCCGCTGCCAAATGCCGAAGTCGCCGAATGTGAGAGAAACCGTATAATGCTCGGCGCGCTCGTAGGGTTCTTCATACTCCTCGGCATCGAGTGTGCCCGTCCAATAAAGCGCGCCGTTTCGGTAGACATCCATTCCCACCGCGCCGGGGGTGATGGTGTACAAGTGCGTATAGGTTCGGTCGCCGGGGCTGTCGAGCCGCAACGTTGCCGAGGAGGAGCAAATCGGCTCGTGCTTTGCCGTTTCCTTCCACTCAATCACGAGCGGTTCGTCGGCTTCGAAACGCAATTCTTCGGGCTGTGCGACTGCCGCACCGCCGATGCGCCACAACTCTACACGGTGCAGCACATCGGAACGGCTCAAAAACTCGCCGCGGTGGGTAATGATTTTTTCCATACTTGTTTAGTTTCGGCCGTTGTGGCGGTGTACTTTTTGGAGAATGCCGACGAGATCACGCCCTTCAATTCGGAAACGCACCGAACCGCCGCCGCTGCTTTCTTGTGGGGCGATGAGCGAACGCAGGCGGTCGAGCGGTGCCACCACTTCGGGGTTGTGGCTCGCGCCGGCATACTCGCCGAAGAGTCCGAGCGTGGGGCCATAGGCGATGCCACCTTCTGCGAACTTCGGGAGCGAGGACATCGTGGCCACCATGACGGCCGTGAGCCCCGCGGCGGCTGCAATGCCCACCCACGGAATGGCGGCGTGCGAGTTGAACGTCTTGGCGGCCGCGTCCGCTACGTTGGAAGTGGCTTCGGCCTTGTTGGCCGCGGTCTTTGCTGTGGCGGCAGCGATGGAGGCGGTGGCTTCGGCTTGCACGGCTTGGGCGTTGACTATGTTTGCGGCGGTTTCTTCCTGCTTGATGGTCTTGTTGGCCGCGCTCACCAAACCGAAAGTGCGCATTACTTGGTTTAGCGCCTTGAAATTCTCTTCGACCTGCAGCACCGCATTCAGCACCGCCGAAAGCTTTTGCCACGCCGAGGCGTTGCCGCGCAGGGTGTTGCTCAAACTCTCCACGGCGTTGCCGATGCCCGACACACCGCCCCACGCGCTGCGTACCATACTAATGGAGCTGACGGCCTTCTTTTGCCAGCTCTTGTAAGTATTTGCCAGCTCTATCAAGGCGCGGCGCTGTTCGGGCGAAACGGGGCTTATGGTGTCGGCCAATCGCTTTTGTATGGCTTCGATACGGCTTTGGAGTTCCTCGATGCCGATGCCGCGGATATGGATTTCCATTTCGCGCTCTCCGAGTTGGCCAATCTCTTTTGCTTCTCGGATCTTGGCTTGCCAGTCCGCGCCGTCCTTCACCAACTCTAATTTGCGCTGGTAGGCCGCAATGCTCTGTTGTGTGTGGTACAACTCGTCGCCGCTCTGCTTCTCGGAGGCGGCGTTTAGTTTCTCGATGGCGGCCGTTAGCTCCTTCACGGTGTGAAGTTCCTCGAGGCGGCCGATGTTGTACTTTTCGGCGGTGGCATCATCCTTGGCAGCGCGGCGGGCGCGTGCATATTCTTCCAGCTTGGCGAAATAGTCCGCCTCCTCTTTCGAAAAGTTGGCGGCGGTGATGGTCGAGCGGTTGAAGCGCAAACCCTTATCCCGTTCCGCGCGGTGGGTGGCGTTCCACACTGCCTCCGCTTGGTCGCGTTTGGCTTCGAGGAGGGCGGCCGTTTGCTCGTCGATTTGGTCGAGTTCTTTCTTGAGGTCGAGCGCATTTTGCGCGCGCTCCTTTTCTGCGCCTTCTTTCTTCGCGTCGATTTCGGCTTGTTTCAAGACGGCGTAGCGTTCGCGCGCGGCTTTGATTTCGGCAGCCTCCGCTTTGTCCTGCGCCTGCGTCAATGCGTGAGCGTCGAGCGCTTCGTTTTTCTGTCGGAACTCTTCGGCCTTCACGGGGTCGACCTTGTGTCCGCCCTTGCTGCCGCCCCCTTTTCCGCCGCCGTGAGAACCTGCAGAAAAGAACTCCAGTTGTTTGTCGTAGTACGCAATTTTTTTGCGTAGTTCTGCAGCTTCTTTGCGGGCTTTTGCCGAGGACATGTCTTTGCCCTCCAAATCTTCCTGCGCGCTTTTCTTTAGGTTCTCCCAGTAGGCTTTGTTTTGAGGTTCTTTTTGGTTGCCGGCGCTCGGTGGCGGGCTAATCCCCAAAGCTGCGTCGGCATCGGCGCGGACTTGTTTCTCGTACTTGTTTAACGCTTGAAGTTTTTGCGCGTAAATTCTCAATGGGTTGTAGACTTGTGTCGTTGACGGACCATGCGGTTGTGCTATCGTTTGTACTTTGTCGAACAGCTTTATAAAAGGCTCGCTAAGCCTCCCCCCAGAGTCAATCACTTTAAGGACTTCATTCAGCCGCGCGTTCACATTTGCACCGTGGTAGACTGTAGACAATTCTCCGCGAAGTTGTTTTACTAACTCTGCGCGTGTTCCCGCCGTGCCCTCCATCTTCTTGTCGACATAAGCCTCCATCGCCCGCGCCCTCGCGGCTGCTACAACCTTTTCGCGGAGGAGGTCGTACATATCTGCAAGGTTCTTTATTTCCCCGTGCTCTTTTCTAATTTGGCGAATGTACTCCCCATACTGATCCATAATGGCGTTTTTCGCCTGTGCATAAGCCTCCGTACCTTGCTTCGCCTTGTTCAGCGCGGAGAAAAGCGCATTTAATTTGCTCTCCTCCTTCGATGCGGCCGCAGCAGCCACGCCAACGGCTTCGTTCATTTCCGCTTGGCGGCGCGCCGCTTCGCTGTTGGCGGCGGAGAACTTATAAATCGCATAGGCCAACCCCGCGACGGCCGCTATAGCCACCACCCAAACATTGGCAACCATGAGCGCGTACAGCTTTTTTGCCGCGCTGACGGCGGCCAACTTTGCCGTTGTGAGCACGCGCATTGCGGTGCTCGTCGTACCCGCCGCCCCGGCTTCGGCATAGAGTGCCAAAATAGAGGCCTTTGTCGTGGCGAGGAAATTAGCCAAAGACACCCCCACACCGGCAACCACGGTTTTGAGTTGCCCAAAGGAAGCCGTTATGACTGACACTTGCGAAGCCGCGGCGAGATAGGGGCCGAAGCCGACCAGCGCCTCGCCGATTTTCGCCTTAATGCCGCCGATGGCCATCTGCAGCTGCTTCATTTGACCGGTGGGGGTAGCGGCGAGTTTCTTGTTCATCTCGCCCACGTTGTTCGTGATGATACGAGCCAAGAGGGCGGCACGCTCGCTTTCGGTGCCGTGCTTGAGCATCTTTTCTTCGGCTGCGGAGAACGTGATGCCGACACGACGCAGCGCCGTGGCTTGTCCCTGCAGCGCCTTGCCGAAGAGATTACCTACAGCCACCGCGTCCTCCTGCGTGGCGTTGACGCCTTTTTGCTGTGCGAGGAGGTTGTTCATCGCCGGCACGAGTGCGCGCAGCGTTGACGCCTGCGTGGCGAACGTGCCGATTTGCTGCGCACCCGCCACCTGCACCGAACCACTCACCACGCCGAGCTCCTTTTGCGCCGAAATCACGTCCTTCACGCCCTTCAAATCTTGGGCAGTCGCGTTCATGCGCTGCTCCATGATGGTTTTTAGTTTCGTGTTGGCCACGGCGGCCGCCTCGAAAGCCTGCGTATAACTCGAAAAGACACCTTGCAGCGAGCCGACGGCGCTCTTGAGTGTTTGGAAGAGCGAAGCCGTGGCGGCAGCATTGACGAGCGAGGGTTTGAGTTTCGTCGATTCCTCGAGCGCCTTCTTCATGGCTTCCTGCAAACCTTCGGTGCTCTTGATGATCGCGTCAATCGGTTTGCCGTCTGCTTGGAGTACAATTTGTATATCAGCCTTGGCCATCTGTTTGGGAGTTTTTGCGGTTGATTTTTCTAACGAGTTCACGCGCATATTTTTTGCGCGCTTCTAATTCTTCGGGCGTTTCGCGGTGCGGTTGGGTTTCGCGGTGCTCGTCCCATGGCAGCGCAAAGAGTTTTTCGGGAGTCAGGGTCTTGCTGACGTGTGGCTGTATGAGTAGCGTGGTTTGCAGCCTCATCCTTTCCCACTCATCGCGCGAACGGCCTTCTTTTGCTTCTGTGTGCGCCTTCATACACGCCATAAATTCGTCGGGCGTGAGGCGCACGAAATCGTCTAACTTCATACCCATCACGCCCAACGCGTAGCCCATTAGCTCCGAAAAGGCTAATGCTTTTTTTTTGCAGCGCCGGCGCTGTCTGTTTCGTCGGCACTGTTCGTGCTTTCGATGGCTTCCGACCACGCTTGCACGTCTTCTGCGTCGAGATGGTCGGCGAATGTCAGCAAGTCCATGCCGAACTCGATGCCGTCGGCGCTGCAGGCAGAAACGACGCAACACCACAAATAGGTGATTTGGTCGGTGAACGTGAGCGCCTCCGACAACTCTTTGCCGGTTTCACGCGTGAAGCGCAGCATCGCTCCCATCGACGCGCGAGTGGGATAGGCTTTGCCGGCGATTGTGATTTTAGGGAAAGTCTTTGCTACCATAGTCTATTAAGGGTGTTTTGTGTCGTCGAGTGTGGTCGGCGCGCCGTTGTTGATGAACGACACGGACGACTTCACATCTTGGTCGGCCTCGGTGGTTTCGCTCATCGACTCAATAATGAACGACCCCGCCAAAAGAATGTCCTCGGAGCCGCGCGCCTTTATTTTCAAATCGGCTGCACCGCCCGTCTTCCAAACCGCCAAAAAATCCTTGTGGGCGGCTTCAGTTTCTCCGATATAGATAAACTGCTCGGTCTTGATGGAAATGGATTGTCCTGTTACGGTTGTTTCTTTGAACTTACCGGAACCCGGAGGAGCCGACGCAATGGGTTTCACGGCGCGGGTCTTCGTTTCGCTCTTGTAGTCGACAGAATACGAGACGCAGTGCCCTACGGCCTTGCCTCCGACAAAGAGGAGGAGGTCGTTACCGTTGAGGTAGCCTTGAGGTAGTGCCATGTGTGTGTAGTTTAGATAGGTGTGTGTTGTGTGTTGGTTAACGGGGGCGAACGGTGAACGTGAGGAGCTGCACATGGGCATCCGCGTCCCACATTTCCTCCGCTGAAGCTATGCGACAAGAACGCAGCAGGTTGTCGCTCGTTCCGTCGAGAGCTGCGCGAACTGCCTCGGCCAATTCCACCGCGCCGGCGTAGGACGCCGCGTAGCAGGCGACCTCAAACGTCAACGTGTCGGCCGAGCCGTGCGAGTTGGGAGCCGGTTCTAAATCAGAGCGGCGATACACGACGTAGGGGAGCTGCGCCGAGTCGGAAACAACGGGAAACACGCGCCGCGTGATGGCTTGCACGTACGCGTTTTCCGAAAGGAGTTTGCGAACCGCGAGCCCCGCACTGAGAGAAGTCTGTTTTGCCATTGATCAAAAATTATTTGTAGTGACGAGCCGCGATGCGCGCCGTCCACTCGAAGACTTTCGCGCTGAAAATCTCTTGTGCTTCGGGAATGCTCGTGCGCGCGTTGGCAATGAAGTCGTATCGCCTCAGCGCGCCGGTGTAGTGCGGCTTGCGTTTTCCGGTTCCGCCGCGTCCGGTTTGGCGCTTCTCTGTTCCGCTGTTAAACCAATAGGCCAACGGCTTGAGTTCCCCGCGGCGATTGGTGTGCATGAAACGTCGAAATCTTGGGTTTGCGCTCACGCAGACCTTGAACCCGACGCGCTCTTTGAAAACGTTGCAGCGAACATTCGTGCGCAGTCTGTCGGCTTTGTTGACTTTCGTCTTCATCATCTCCCGCCGCGCCGCCCGAAGCACTACGGCGCCGGTGGCACGCGCTGCGCCGATGAGCGCCTTTTTGCGTTCTCGTTCGGAAAGCATGTGCCAAAGGGCACGCAGGCCGTCGGTGTTCATTGTCGCTTCCATGTCGTTATTCGTTTACTCGTTCACAAATCAGCGTGACAAAACCGCGCGCCTTGTTGGGGATGATCGCCGTAACGGTGTAGAGCAAGCCATGCAGTTCGCGCACTCGCCAATTTTCGCCCACCTCGTGCCCATCGCGCACGTTGTATTCGGTGGAATGGTCGGGGAAATGCTCGCCCACCTCGTTGTGTAGGCGTGCGGTGTGGCGCACTTGCTCGGCATAGGCCACGCGGGTCGGCTCGTAGTGTACACACTCTGCGCCGTAACCGTCGGCGGTGCGCACCGGTCGCAGGAGTTCGAGCCGCGTTCTCATTCTTCCGGCTTGCATAGGCGTTTAAATGGTTTGACACAAGCGTCGAACGTCGCGGGCACTTCGTGCATTTGCACGGCGGCCACCCCTTCTCGTTGATTGTACCAATGCGCACCCAACGAATAAACTGCGATGCGCAGCGAGCGCGGAAACTCACCGCCGCCCATTTCGACAAGCTCCGCCGCACTGCGGTTCGTCGCATTGACGATAGCCTCCTCCGCTGCTTCGAGAAGAAAGCGCAGGTACTCCGTCTCGTCGTCGAAATCATCGGCGCGACAGTGTTTGCGAAATAGGTCGAAATCGGTAAGCATGGAAAACAGAAAAGAAAGGATTATGCGTTCTTGACTTTGACGAGCTTGAACGCTTCTTCGCGGAGGGTCACGGTGGCAGCGTGGGCGTTGATGACGAAGTTCACTTGGTTCTTTTTAGAATCCGTGTAGGGATCCATGATGATGGTCATGTCATCGAAGAAGCCCAACGGCTGATAGCCCCAATCGCCAAGCCCGATATAATTCGGTTCGATAACTTCCGTACAGAACACAGGTACGCCTGCAATCTTGTCGTTCTCGCAAATCATACTTTGCGAGTTGGGGGCTTTCGGTGTGCCTTCCAAGATGGCCTTCATCGCGTGAGTCATGACCCATGCCATGTGCTTGCCTTCGATACCGGAAGCGAGCACGGCGGCTTTCACCACATTGAACGAAATAAAATCAAGTGTGGGGCCGATTTCTTTTGCCTTGGCTTTCAAACCGACAAACGGACCGACCAGCTTTTGTGAGTTCGCCACCTTCGTCGTGCTGAACATAATTTTATTTACCAAATCAGCAACGGCCGCCGGCAACTCTTCATAAATGACGGACTCGATGGCGTTCTCTGATTGCGAAATGGCTTCACGTGTTGCCGACGTAGAAGAGCCAATGCGCTCGGGACTTGCGGAGAGTTTGTTGAAATCGATTTTTTGCGTTGCAAGTTCCACAGCTTCGCCGGCGATGTGCGCCTCGAGCTTTCCGTGAATTGGCCAAATGAACTCGCCATGCAAACCGGTTTTGATGTCGATGCCCACCTTGTCGAAAATAAGGGCTTCACGTAGCGGCTTCACGATGTCCTGTACCATAAGCGGAACCAGTCCGCCCTTGGCGGCATCGGTCGACATCGTGGCATCGCGTTGCAACACGAATTTAGTAGTGACGAGGTTCTCCACGTTTTCGCGGGCGATTTCCATCAAATTCAAGTTGCGTTCTTCGCGGGTCGGCTCGTAAGGTTGTGCCAAAGCACGCGACTCCATATCTACCAGTTGCAATTCGCGCACGAGTTCATTGTACTCGTTTTCTTCTGCTTCGTTGCGGGTGCGTTTTTCTTCGCGGAGTTTGTTTGCCATCTCCTCAATCTTCGAGGAGAGATCACGGCGGCGCTCGCGCAACTCAATGCCGCGGGCGGTGATAGTTCTTCTTGACGTCATAGTATATTGAGTTTAGTATTTGTGCTTTTTCAGTACTTGTGCCATCTCTTCGAGCTGTCGTTCTCGTTCCTGCTCCGCGGTGTCGTCCACGGGCGGGGCGGGCGCCGGCTCAAACTGCTCGCGCAGTGATACGCTCGTATCGGGATAGGCGGGGTCGGCGGCGAGGGTCATGTCGTAGACTCCCACAATTTGGCGAACAGTGTAGGTGATCAACTGTTTTCCCGTCGCTTCGTTTTCCACGTTGCGGGAGACGTAGTCACTCTTCCAGTAGTAGGTAGAAAAGGCGAAACTACACCCCGCCAGATCACCGCGGCGCACGAGTTCGACCGCCTTGTCGCCGTCGGCCGTGTGGGGCGCTTCAAAAGAGAACTTCACGCCGCGCGTGTCGATGTCGTAAGACAACGTGCCCTGCCCCTCTTTGGAGCGCGCCAAAATGAGCTGCCGGTCGTGGAACAAAGTGAACTTAATATCCGATGCGTCGAGCAGTTCGCGGGTTACGGCTTCGGGGGCAATGATTTCGCGCGCCTCGATTTTCCCGTCGTCTTCGCTCCACAGCACCGCGGAGGGCGTATTGAACAAAATGGCGTAGCCTTCAATCGTTCGGCTCTCTTGCCCTTCGGGGGCTTCTCGGAGGTGCACCCCTTCGCGCACCACGCATTCACGTCGCAGCGTTTCGGGGCTCTTTTTGGGTGTGGGTGTCTTTTCCATCGTTCAGCATTTCGGGGGTTGTCGAAAGGTCTCGGAGGTTGGCCGAAACCAAAGGAGTGTCGCCGCCTTCGACGGGTGGCTTGTTTTCGGCGGCGCGCCATTCGTTGACGGTGTAGAGCCCGGCGGCGATAGTCGCCGTTTGATAACGGACGCGGCTCTCGAGGTCGCAAGCGTAAATTTCGCGGCGGTCGAAGATGATGCGGCGGCGCTCGGCCATCTCGGGATAGAGTTTGCGCAGGAGCTCGCACTCCAACTTGTGCAAAATCGGGTTGAGCGTGAGGTTCATCAAATCGGTGTAGGCGTTCTCTGCGCTCTTGTAGTTGTTGCTCGTGTCGCTGTAGACGAAAGAGGGCGGCACGCCGAAGAATCGACAGACCTCGAAAACCGTAAATTTGCGCGTTTCGAGAAACTGCATATCGGCCGACGTCATGGTGACTTGTCGAAAATCGACTTGCCCGGGCAACTCCACAATTTTCTCGCCGTTCGAAAAGCGTTCATCTATCGACTTCGCGGCGTTTTTAAGTTCGTCGCTATCATATTCGCCCAAAGCGAACGGGCGGCCTGCTGTGCCGTTGGCCAAAAAGCCGCGGACGTTTCCGCCGTCGGCAAAGCGTGTGAGCGTTTCCGCCGCGGCGCTGCCGGCAATGTCGAGCGTGTTTTTCGCATAGGAAATCACCGAAAGGCCTTTTTTCCCGTCGAGTGTGAGGTGTTTGAAGTGCAAAATCTCACTTTCCTCGTAGGTGCCCGAAAGGTCGTTTGCCATATCGTTCACCATGTAGACGTTGCGGAGCGCGTCGTGGCTCACCGTGCCGCGGTTGCAAAGCACCAACGATTCGACTTCATAGCTCAATGAGTTGTATACGGGTACCACGTAGGCGTTGCCCTCCAACAGCAGCAGACGAATGATCGCGCCCCAAAAGTCGGCGGCCGACATTGAGGGACACGGTTGCACGTTGAGCAGATAGGACAAGCGGTCGCCCGGTGTGGAGACAAACAAGCCATCGCGCACACTCTCCACCCGCAGGGGGAGCGAAGACACGATGCCCGCTATCACTTCGACGCAGCGGTGCGCCGTGGGAATGGACATCGGCGAAGTGTTCACACCGGGGACGTAGCGATGTACGCCCCCGGTGCCCGCCGAACGGCTCCCCGCCGCTTTGGCCCGCCGGGGCCTCCCGGCCAGGCGTCGGGACGCTGT